TACTGGCGGCTGCGCCGCCTGCAGGACGCCGGTGGTGGCGTCAAGACGATGGACGTGCCGTTCCGCTTTCTGCCCTGCCTCGTGGCCGGTCTGGCGTACTACATCGCGCTGAAGGTGCCTGATGGGCTGAGCCGCTTGCAAGTGCTTAAAGAACAGTACGACGAGGCGTGGATGATCGCCGCAGGCGAGGATCAAGAGAAGGCAGCGGTGCGGTTCGTGCCCCGGCAGATGTACATCGGGAGCGGCACCTAAATGGGCAACCGGTTTGCGTCAGGCAAGAATGCGATTGCGCAGTGTGACCGCTGCGACTTTCGGTTCAAGCTCACGCAACTGCGCAAGGAAGTTGTTAAGACCAAGACCTACAACCTCTTGGTCTGCCCGGTCTGCTGGGATCCCGACCAACCGCAGTTGCAGTTGGGCATGTACCCGGTCGATGACCCGCAAGGCTTGCGCAACCCGCGCCCTGATCTGAGTTACGTGCAGTCAGGAAATACGGGGCTGCAGATTGTGGACACGACGGCAACCACGCAGGAAGCGGTGGGTTTCCCGAGTGAAGGCAGTCGGGACTTCCAGTGGGGCTGGAATCCGGTTGGTGGTTCTCGTGGCCCCGATGCTGGGCTGACACCAAATTACTTGGTGTTGCAGGTTCAAATTGGTACAGTCACGGTTGTGACGGCATAGGAGCGAAAAATGGATGCGATGAAGAAAGTGGCCAAGGCCGAAGTCAAGGCGCACGAGCAGCGCATGCACGCTAAAAAGATGCGTGCTGGTGGCAAAACCAACAGCGACATGCTCAAGATGGGTCGCGGTCTGGCCAAAGTCGCCAACCAGATGAACCCTGGCCGCAAGCAGAAAGGTGTCTGACATGGCAACCTACAAAACTCCCAAGCCGGTGGCCACACCAGTTGTTGGCGCTGACGACATCAAGAAGGCGCTGCGCATGGACGTGTCCGTGGCCAACATGCACGCCAACGAATACAAGCCGACCAAGACTTCGGGCATCAAAATCCGTGGTACTGGCTGCGCCACCAAGGGCACGATGGCCAGGGGACCGATGGCGTGAACTACACGCAACTCAGCAACGCCATCCAGGCGTATACCGAAAACCCGAGCAGCGATTTCGTTGCTCAGATACCCGTTTTCGTCCAACAAGCTGAGCAGCGCATTTTCAACTCCGTTCAGTTCCCTTCGCTTCGCAAGAACGTCACGGGCTACACCACGGCAAACAATAAATACCTTCAGTGCCCGTCAGACTTCCTGGCGGTGTATTCGATGGCAGCAATTGATGCCACGGGGTCGTACGAGTACTTGCTGAACAAAGACGTGAACTTCATCCGGCAGGCGTACCCGAACCCGAACACGGATAAGGCGATCCCCCGGTACTACGCATTGTTCGGCCCACGTTCAGACAACGAAGATGAACTGACGTTCATTCTTGGCCCCACGCCCGACGCGTCGTACGAGATCGAGCTTCACTACTTCTACTACCCTGAATCAATCACGGTGGCTGCAAATGGCCAGACTTGGTTGGGTGACAACTTCGACTCTGTGCTGCTGTACGGCTCGCTGGTTGAAGCCTACACCTACATGAAGGGTGAGCAGGACATGCTTGCGCTGTACAACCAGAAGTACATGGAAGCCCTGCAACTGGCCAAGCGCCTGGGTGATGGTCTGGAGCGCAGCGATGCATACCGTAGTGGCCAGTCGCGTCTGGCGCCGCTGCCGCAGAATAACGGGGTCAAGTAATGCCCATCGAGCAAGGCGCGACCAATCAGTTCAAGGTGGGCTTGGCCTCTGGCCAGTTCAACTTCAGCACTGACACGTTCAAGATGGCGCTCTACACGGGTGGGGCGACCATCGGCCCGACTACTGCGGCGTACACAACGGCAAGCGAAGTTCCGGCTGGTGGTGGTTACACCACGGGTGGTGAAGTTATCACGGTGTCTGTGGCGCCCACGACGGGAACCAACCCCAACAACACGACGGCGTATCTGTCGTTTGCCAACGCTACGTGGAACCCGGCATCGTTCACTTGCCGTGGTGCGCTAATTTATAAGGTTGGTGGGGGCAACCCCACTGTTTGCGTTCTCGACTTTGGCGGCGATAAAACCGCTGTCACTTCTTTTCAGGTGCAGTTCCCCGTCGCGGACAGCACCAACGCGATTATTCGCATTGCATAGGAGCATCAAATGACCACCGAAATCGCCAAGGCCGCAGACTTCGTCGCAAGCGGCTTGATCGCAGGAGCACAAGGCCAAGAGCAGGCCACGGCTGTGGGCCGCTACAAATTGGAGTGCTTCGATAAGGACGGCAACCTGAAGTGGTCTGTCGAGGAAGACAACCTCGTGGTCAATGTCGGCCTTCAGTACATGGCGGGCACGTCTCTGACTACAACCACGCAAATCACGACTTGGTATCTTGGCCTGATCACTGGTCCCGGCGTGACGACCAACGCTGCGGACACGATGTCTTCCAAGGGCTGGACAGAGTTCACGGGCTACAGCAACTCGACCCGTGTGGCTCCGACGCTCACGGCTGCGACCAATGCCAACCCATCGGTGGTGACCAACTCGGGCACCCCGGCCAACTTCACCATCAACGCCACAGGCACGGTGGGCGGTGCGTTCCTGACCTCCGGTTCGGCCAAGGGCGGCACGACGGGCACGCTGTTCTCGGAGAAGGCTTTCTCCAGTCCTGGCGACCGCTCCGTTGTGTCTGGTGACATCCTGGCAGTGACCTACACCTTCAGCCTCGCCGGTTGAGGATGAACGGTGGCAGAGGGCGGATGGGGTTCCGGCACCTGGGGTCAGGCCGGTTGGGGTGATTCCGTTTATGACCGGGCCGTCGATGAGTCGGCTACCGGGACGGACGCCCCTTCCTCCGCTGTTACCTTCTCTTCTTCTCTTTCTGAGACAGCCACCGGCACGGACTCGATTGAGTCCTCAGTTACTTTTGCTTCGGCTGTTACGGAAACAGCCACCGGCACGGACGACATCTCCGCTGCCGCAACCTTTGGGGCTTTGCTTTCTGAGTCTGCCACCGGCACAGACGACATCTCGGCTATCCCGACCTACGCGGGAACCATCACTGAAACTGCTACTGGCACGGATGATGTGTCCGCAGCCGCTACGCTTGCTTCTGATGTTTCTGAGTCCGCGACGGGCACGGACGATGTTTCCTCCATCGCTACGCTTGGTGCGCTCATCACGGAAACGGCTGAGGGGCAAGACACCACGTCTGCTGTTGCCACACTTGGAGCGGTCATATCTGAATCCGCCACGGGCACAGACGACATCTCTTCTACACCCACTTATGGGTGCGCGGTCACCGAATCTGCTACGGGCACTGACGATGTTTCTTCCACGCCGACCTACGCCGGGGTGGTGGATGAGTCTGCTACGGGCACAGACACCTTTGACTCTGCCTTCTTGTTCAACAGCGTCATCGAAGAATCAGCCAGTGCGTCGGATGATATTGCAGCAGCAGCCCAGTTGAATGTAGAGGTTTCCGAAACTGCCACGGGCACAGACGCAGCGGCGGTCAATCAAAACTTCAATGCCACGGTTTCCGAAACCGCAACCGGAACAGACATAAACGCGGCAGCAGCACAGTTTGTTGCTGCCATCCAAGAACTTGCCAACGCCACAGACAGCATCACCGGCAGGCCGCTATGGGAAATCATTGATGACACCCAGACGGCAAATTGGCAGAATATCGGCAACACCCAGTCGTCCGGCTGGACACAAGTGCCCGACACGCAAGCAGCGGGCTGGACGACCATCAACACGCAATAGGAGCCTTAGATGCCCACCTCATATACCTCCCTTCTGGGCCTTGCCCTGCCGGTCACGGGTGAACTTTCAGGCACCTGGGGCGACACGGTAAACGACTACATCACCAAGTATCTGGACGCGGCTGTCGCGGGTGCTCAGACCATCAGCGGAAGCCAAACGGCAGTTACCCTGTCCGTGACCACGGCGTCTAACCTGACTCAAGTGGGGTCTGGCTCAACGGGATCGGCTCAGTATCAGATCATCAACTGCACGGGCAACCCCGCTTCGCTCTTAACCATCACCGCTCCTGCGGCGAGCAAGGTGTACTTGGTTTTGAACGCGACTTCGACCAGTCAAAGCGTCAAGGTGGTTGGCGCAGGTCCGACCACGGGCGTGACGATGGTATCGGGCGAGAAGGCCCTGATTGCCTGGGACGGCTCGGACTTCGTGAAGGTGGCGTCAAGTGTCGCTGACGGCGTAACAACTTTCAGCGCAGGCACGACGGGCTTCACGCCCAACTCCGCCACTTCCGGCGCAGTCACCCTGGCAGGAACGCTTGCCACCACGAACGGCGGCACGGGCCTTACTTCCTTCACGGCAAACGGTGTTCTGTACGCCTCGTCTAGCAGTGCACTTGCCACAGGGAGTGCGCTGACATTCGACGGAACCAACCTCCAGATTGGCTCTCAGGGCGATCTTCGCCTTGGAGATTCCGACAATAGCAACTGGGTGGCTTTTCAAGCCCCCGCTACGGTGGCATCCAACGTCACTTGGACACTGCCGTCTGCTGACGGCACGAACGGTCAGGCGTTGACCACCAACGGCTCTGGAACGCTGTCGTTCTCAACGATCTCAACCGCTGCCGCCACGCCGACTGCGTTGGGTACGGTGTATGGGTCAACCCCCGGTGGAACTCCTTTCAATGCCGTGCTTGGTTATCAAGCATTTGCTAACAACAGCAATGGAGTTGGCAGCGTTGCGGTTGGATATCAAGCAGGATTCACGCAGACAACAAACAACTCCGGTTTTGTAACGCTAGTTGGGTATCAGGCTGGATACACAACCTCTGGATCAAATGCATTAACGGCAGTTGGTTACAGAGCCTTGTATTCCAATAGCACTGGGAGTCTTAATAATGCATTTGGTTACTTGGCTTTAACTGCAAACACATCAGGAAATTATAATTCTGCTTTTGGCGACCAAGCACTTGCATCCAACACCACCGCCTCCTACAACACCGCAGTTGGTTATCAGGCGGGGCTTAACAATACGACGGGTACAGAAAACTTCTTCGGCGGATACCTTGCGGGTGGAGGACTTACCACAGGTCGATATTCAACCCTTGTTGGAAGCCGTGCAGGCAACGCGACCATTACTGGGGACGGCAACACCGCATTGGGTTACTACTCCTATGGCTCCGGTACAAGCGGGGCTTACAACACCGCAATAGGCATTCAATCCCTGTACCTCAACACCACCGCTTCTAATAACACCGCTGTCGGCGCTGAGGCGCTTCGTGCCAACACCACCGGCACTCAAAACGTCGCACTTGGTTCTTTGTCCCTTTGGGCAAACACCACCGGGAATTACAACGTTTCTGTTGGTTATCAGGCTCTGTACGCGAATACCACCGCCTCTTTCAACACTGCTCTTGGTTGGTATGCGGGACTCACGAATACAACCGGTGCGGGCAACCTGTTCACCGGTACATATGCCGGTGTTTTCAATACGACCGGATCGCGCAATACGTTCGTAGGGGGCATGGACCCCTCCGGTTATGGTGCGGGCCACTCAAACACGACTGGAGGTCTTAATACAGCAATTGGTACTGGTGCGCTTTCTCGTAACACCACAGCAGACACCAACACTGCTGTTGGTTATCAGGCTGCATATCTAAATATCACGGGCACCGACAACACGGCAACTGGCGTGTATGCTCTGTATAGCAATACTACTGGCATTTACAATACTGCCATTGGTCGTTCGGCGCTTCAGTCCAGTACAACATCATCAAATCACACCGCTGTAGGCTATCGGGCAGGATTTAGCAATACTACAGGTGGGCAGAACACTGCAATTGGAGCGTATGCGCTCCAGTCAAATACCACGGCCAATGGCAACAGCGCGGTTGGTTATACGGCTCTGTATTCAAATACCACAGGGGCTTTTAATGTCGCTATTGGATTTGAGGCTCTTTACGCCAACACAACCGCCTCCAATAACACTGCCGTTGGTTATCAGGCGGGGTATAGCACTACAACCGGGGCTGAAAACACTCTTGTTGGCTATCGAGCCGGATTTTCAAATACCACTGGCAGCATTACGGCAGTTGGTAGAAGCGTGTTATCAAATAACACCACCGGAGATGCAAACGTAGGGGTGGGCGGCTATACAGCCGCCGGTTGGAACCCTGCTTTATTTAGCAACACCACAGGGTATCAAAACTCCGCATTTGGGGTGCAGTCGCTTGCATCAAACACGACTGGCTATCATAACGTCGCTGTTGGTTTTGACTGTATGTCAAATAACACAACCGCAGTCGGGAATACGGCGGTTGGCAAAAGCGCGTTGCGGTCAAATAGCACTGGCGCAAACAATGTCGCCCTTGGACTGGAGGCGCTCACCGCCAACACCACTGGTTATAGCAATGTAGCGGTTGGCAATCTTGCGTTAGATTCAAACACGACTGGCTACTACAACGTCGTGATGGGGCCAACCGCCGGAGATGGCATTACAACTGGTCATAGCAACACAATTATTGGTGCGGAGGGTGGAAGAAGTACCGTTGTTCTAACTACTGGAATCAGAAACACTTTAATTGGTGCTTACGCACGAACTTCGACGGCCACTGCGGATAAGCAGATAGTAATAGGGCACGCTGTTGAAGGCCAAGCAGACGCTAATGTGACCATTGGGAGTGCTTCAGGAAAGATTTATAACTCCTATGAGGCGAACGCCACATGGACGCAAACCTCTGACGGCACGATGAAGAACATCGTCGGCCCTGACACTTTGGGGCTGTCGTTCATCAACCGTCTGAACCCAATCAAGTTCACTTGGAAGGCGCAGAACGAACTGCCAAAGGATCATCCGTACTACAACGAGGTGAACGGCAAGGACACCACGACGGTAATCCACGGCTTCGTGGCGCAGGAAGTCAAAGCCGCGATGGACGCAGAAGGCTGCACCACCTTCAATGGTTGGGATCAAGGCTCAGACGGTATCCAAGCCATCAGCCGCGAGATGTTTATCTCCCCGCTTGTCAAAGCAGTCCAAGAGTTGTCGGCACAGGTTGAACAACTCAAGGCAGAACTTGCAACCCTGAAAGGAAACTGAAATGTCTGAAATCATCGACACCCTGACCCCCGAGCAAATCGCTCGCCACTACGCAGCCGCGATGGACAGCGTGAACCTGCTGAACGCCGGTAAGCCCGAAGGCATGGACGATGCCGACTGGGCCGATTGCAAGCAGCGCAACGTCGATCACCTGAAAATCATGGTGGCCAAGGAGTGGATGCAAGACCAAGACCTTGCTCCGCTGAACGCCGCCATCGCTGCCAACGAATAAGGAGTACACATGCAACCCACCAACGACACGCCCATCACCCTCACGCTGCCCCTGGTCAACGCCATCCTGCAATATCTGGGCACCCGGCCTTACGCCGAAGTGTTCCCTCTGGTGGCTGAAATCCAGTCGCAGGCTACGCCGCAGGTGCCCATGCCCGAAGTCGCCCAAGGCGATACCCAGGTGCAGTGATGGAAGAGTCGGTCGAAGTGCGCGTGGCGGTGCATGAGGCCGTCTGCGCCCAGAGGTACGAGGCGATTGAAAAGCGCCTTGAAGATGGCAGCAAGCGGATGCGAAACATCGAGGTCTGGCTGTACATCACTCTGGGCGCTGTTCTGCTTGGCCCTGGCGCAATGGCAGAGGTGGTCAAGAAGTTCTTCGGGCTGTAGATGGAACCGATCACCGGCATTCTCGCGGCAGTCTCAGCAGCGAATGCTGCGTTCGGAGCCGTTAAGAAACTCGTCGCCACGGGCCGCGAGATTCAGGACGTTGCCGGTCAGATCGGCAAATGGTACGGGGCTTTCGGGGACTTCAATCGCCTAGCCAACGAGAAAGCCAACAAGAAGCCCTCGGTCTTCAAGCGGCTGTTGCACGACGACAGCATTGAGAATGAAGCCTTGCAGATCACGATGCACAAGCAGGCGCTGATCAAGCAAGAGTACGAACTCAAGATTCTGATCGTCGCTCACTACGGTGAGAGCGTCTACAACGAGATGATTATGGAGCGCATCCGGTTGAAGAAGGAGCGCGAGAAGAAGGAGCGTGAGCACCGCCTACGGCAGCAGGAGTTCATGCTCAATGTGAAGTACGGGGCAGGTATTGCCTTCGTGGCAACCGCCCTGATTGGGGTGGGTTACTACTTACTCGACAAGGTACAGCAATGAGTTTCAGGAAGCCGCCGGAAGGCGCAAGCCGTTCAGAGAGGGAGGCCCATGTCAAGGCTCTTGCTGCGGTTTCTATT